AGTTGCGGACCGCGATCAGGGTCAGGGTCGTGCCGGCCGGCTGGCCGGTGTTCAGGGCGAACTCGCCCTCGACAGTCAGCCCGCCGGACAGGGCCGGGAGCCCGGTTTCCTGGTAGTACAGGCACCAGCCCTGGATTCCCGCCGCCGACACCGCGGACTGCTGCCACCCGGTGCAGCCCGGGTCTCCGGCGAGGAACGAGCTGGAGACGTTGAACGCCGCGACCGCCCCGCCGGCCCCGAACTTCGACTGGGCTACCTGGAGCTGCTGGCTGTTGCCCTTGGCGAGGTTCGCCGCGTAAGAAGCGCCGGGCGGGTCGTTCAGCGCCCAGTAGGCGTAAGGCGCATCGGCGAGGATCTCCGCCTGCGCGAGGGTTTTCATCAGCGGGGTCAGCAGCGCGTACACGTCGGTCGCGACCGCGTTGGATTTCTGGTAGCGGGCCGGGGAGAGTGCCTGCGGCCAGCGTTCGATGAACCCCCGCCACACGCTGTAGGTGCGGGCGTTCTGGGCGGGCGGCGGCGGCCATGTGGCGAGGAGCCGGGCGGGAACGTAGGGCTGTACCCACGGGAAATACGGGGAGCCCCCGAACTGCGGGGTCAGGGCACCGTCGTTGTTCGCCAGGGTGAGGTTGGTGGTTCCCGCCTCGATGGAATCCAGTTCGTACTGCTTGCCGCGTGACGTGGACGACCCGAGGTGGCGGGGGGTCAGGTCAGTGAACGCGATCTGGTCCCACGGGGTTTGCGCGCCGGAGCCGAACCCGGTCAGGAACTGCATGAACGGCCACGCCTGCGACGGGGCCTGCGGTGCCGTGCCGGTCACGAGGACCCCGGCGAGGACGCCTGCCATGTCCTGGGCGGCCGACGACGACCATGCGGCCGTCGCCGATCCTGCCGTGACCTGCCATGCGGCGGACAGGACGCAGTCCGCCGTGTGATCGGTGCCGTTCGCGGCGGTCACCGTGGGCAGTGCCGTCCACCCGGCACCGGGCCCGGTGACCGTGTCCGCGTCGTTATCGCTGGCGAGGGACGTGAACAGCAGTGCCTGCGCGGGCGGTGCCGGGGCAGGCAGGGGCGGCCCTGCCGTGGCCGCGCCCGCGTACCCGGTCGCCAGCGCTGCGAGAGTCGCCCACGGGCCGAGCCCGTCAACCTCTATGATCAGCACGGACATGGCGGTGACCATGCCGTTCGGGCTGACGTACGCGTTCTCCGCCGGCCATGCGTTCCGGCAGTACCAGACCGACGCGGCCACGTTCCCCGACAGCGGCGTGGTGCCGTTCGGTGCCCCGAGCGGTTCCCACACGTTGGTGCCGGGACTCGAGGTGTGGGCGTCGTCGCCGACCGCGACAGTGGTCAGCACTGACGGCGGGGTCCGCCATGCGCAGACCGCGATCAGCCACCGGCCGCCCAGTCCCGTGTTCGCGACCGGGACCGCGAGAGACTGGGCGGCGGGCGGTGTCGCGTACCCGGCCGGGAGCGCGCTCGTCCCGGACCAGGTGCTGACGATGGTGACCGCCACGGCGGGCCTCCCGTCAGGAGAAGCTCAGGCTCAGCCCGTTCCGGCCGTTCCTGTGCTCGTACTGCAATGTGGCTTCCTGCAAGACCTTGCGGAGTTCCTCCACGAGTTCGGCGTTGTTCCCGACGAACCCGTTGACGGCGATGTGGAACTGGGGGCCTCCGCCGTACGTGCTGCCCTTGCCGCCGTTCATGCCGAGCTCCCGGCGGAGCGTCTTCGCCATCGACACGGCGGCCCGGTCGAACATCGCCGTGACCTGATGCTCCTGGGCCTGCAAGCCGCTGAGGAATCCCTTGCCCGCAGATTTTCCCGTGTCGAACATCGCGTTCGCCGCAGCGTTGCCGAGCGCTGTTGACCCGGCCGCGATCTGCGCCTGCGTCCGGTTCATCTCCCCGATGACTTTGCCGGGCCCGTCGAGCAGCGCGTTGGCCACCTGCAGGCCCTGTGCGGGGCCCATCTGGATGATCTGGTTCAGCAGGTCTTTCCGCAGGCCCATGTGGGCGAGCTTCTTGATCGCCGCGCCGAACTGGCGGATTGATGCGAGGTTGGCCTGCATCCCGGCGAGCAGGTTCCCGGAGTAGATCATGCCCCCGGAGGTCGTGTTTCCCGCGACGGACGACAGCCCCGCCCACTGCTCGGTGTTCGTTGCCGTGGCCGTGGCGTAGGCGTCAGCCTTCTTGATCGTCGCCGTGAGCGCCTGCCGCCGGGCCGCGAGTTTCTGCAACCGGTCGCTGTCCGCTTCCAGCCACGCCGTCATGGCGGTCGCCCGGGACGTGGTGATGTCTCCCGCGCCCCAGGCTTCCCGCACGTAGGCGATCATCTTGCTGACAGCCGATTTCGCCTGGGATGCCGTCGCGGCGTTCTCCAGTGACGACAGCATCCCGGCGGCCATCTTCAGGCCGATTTCCCGCATCGTCTTGACAAGCCGGTCCTGCCGGGAGGTCAGTGCTTCCTGGATTTTCAGGGCGAGGCGCTCGGCGTCGGCGGTACTGATCTGCCCGTGGGCCAGTTCCCGGGCGATCGCCGCCATGAGCTTGCGGGCGGCGGCCTGCGCCTGCCCCATGGTCTCGTTTATGCCCGACCCGATACGGGCGGTGATGTCCGCGCCGAGCTTCTCGAAGTTGATGCTCGCCGCGATCTTCGCCAGCGACAGCTTCCGGGCCGACAGGGACGTCGATATGCGGGCGAGGAGACTGTTCTCCTGGCTGCCGGTGATCTGCCCTGCCCCGAACGCTGCCGTGACCTGCCGGGCCAGTGCGGCAGCCGCCGCGTACACCTGCGCGGCGGTCTCGGTGAGGCCGAGCGCCAGGCCCTTCGTGATGTTCGCCCCGAGGTCGTAGAACACCCTAGACGGGGAGAAAATGTGCAGCACCGATTTGAACGCCCCGGCGATGCCGTGCCCGATGTCGCCGATCACGTTGCCGACCGCGCCGGCCATCGACTTGATGCCGCCGATCAGTCCCTCTATGATGTTGACGCCCGCGTCCCATAGCAGGTGAAGCGCCCCGGCCGCGAAAGTGTTCAGGATCAGCAGGACGCCGTTGATGGCGTCAGAAACCAGCCTCTTCAGGTCAGCCCATGCCGCTCCCCACTTGCCGGTGATCAGGTCCAGCCCGAGGGAAATGACGTCGAGCAGTACCTTGACCGCTGTGCGGATAACCGCTGCGATGGTGTCCCACACGAGGGTGACCGTGTCGCGGATCAGCCCCCACGCGACCTTCCACACGGCTGCCAGGATCACCAGGCCAGGACGGATCTCCCCGTCCCAGATGATCCGCCAGTACGTGACGATGATGTCGCGGATGGCGCCCCAGACCGCGCTCGCGACCTGCTCGATCTGCGCGCCGTGCTGCGCCCAGAACGCCGAGAAAACAGCCATCTGCTGCTTGATGAACGCCAGCGGGCCGTTCACGAACCACGTCACGACCGCCCCGGCGATCTTCACCGCGTCCTGCCATGTGCTGACGAAGAACTTGCCCACGTCGGCCACGGCATCGCGGACGAGCTTGCTGTGCTTGTAAAGCTCGTACAGGGCGGCTACGAGGGCGACGATCGCGATGATGACGAGCATGACCGGGTTGGCGTCGAGTGCCGCGTCGAACAGCGCCGTGGCGGTCGCGGCGACCTTGAACGCGACGGCGATGGCCAGGATCGCCCCGGCGAAAGCGGCGAGGACCGGGTGCTGCTGAAGCATCGACATGAACCGGGTGAGTCCGCCGAGCAGCCGGAGAACCACAGGGAGCAGGACCGCGCCGAAGGTGATCGCCAGGTTCTGCGCGTCGGCGACGGTCTGCTTCCACTGGTACGCGGTCGTTTCCTGGGTTTTCGCCCACGAGTTCCCGTAGTCCTTGACGCCCTTGCCGATCGACTCGTACTTCTGCTTCAGCCCGTCAAGGTTCTGCATCAGGGCGAGGATTGCCTTGTCGGACCGGCCGCCGCCGAACAGCTTCGCCATCACCTGGTCGGCCTGCGACGCGGACAGCCCCGACTTGTCGAATGCCCCCCGCAGGTCAGTCAGGGCAACGTACAGGCCGTCGGGCTTCTTCAGGTCTGCGGCGATCCGGTTGGTGGTCAGCCCGGCCTTGTTCATGACCGACGCGAGGGTCTGGTTCCGCAGGGCGATACTGCCGGTGGTCAGCCCGAGCGCCTGAAGGATCGTGTTGGCCTGCTTGCTGCCCGACGTGACCATCGACAAGCCCATGGTGAGCCGCGTGGCGGCTACCTCGGCGGTGTTGCCCCGGTCGGTCAGGTAGGCGATGCCCGCGCCCATCGACTGGATTGAGATCCCCATCGACGCCGCCGTCGGCGCCCAGTTCTTGATGGACTCGTTGAAGTCCTGGAACCGCATGTCGCCCTGCCCGACGATGCTGTTCAGAAGTGCGGCGGCCTTCCCTGCCCCGCCGGCGTCGATGTTGAACGATTTCATCACCGACGACAGGGCGTACATGGTGTCGTCGAGGTTCGCGCCGTGGATCTGGGCGAGCTGCGCCCCGTATGTCACCGCGGCGAGGGATGCCTTCAGGCTCAGCCCGGCCGACACCGGGTGGTAGAGGGCTTCGGCGATCCGGGTACCGGTGTAACCGGTGGCGTCGCCGACCTTGAGGATCTGCGCCGATACCTTCGCCATGGTCGACCCGGTTAGCCCGGCTGCCGTGTACAGGCGCGCGACCTGCTGCTGGAAGCTCGCAGCCTTCGCGATTCCGTAGATCAGGGCGAGGCCGACCCCGAGCAGGGCCATTTTCATGTGACTGCCGAACGCCACGGCCTTGTCGCCGGACGCGGCCATCTTGTCGCCCGCGACCGCGGACTCGTCACCGGCGGCCACTACGGCATCTCCGGCCATCGCCGCGGAATCCGCGACGACCTTCATTGCCCGCGCTTCAGCGGCCAGCCCGTCAGTGACGATCTTCGCCGAGTCGGCGAGCAGCTTCTGCCCGCGATCGAGGTCGGCGAGCATGTCCCGCTCGAACGCCGCCATGTCGGCTGCGGCCTTCTCGGCGTCGGACAGGACGGTCTGCTCTTCGGCTGCCCGGCTGGCCGCGCCCGCTGCCTCGTCGAGCGCGCCGCCCAGGCCGGCCGTCATCCCGGAAAGCCGGTCCGATGCCGCTACTGCCGCGTCGATCGATGCGGTGAGCTTGTCGACGCGCTCGAGCATCGCGTCGATGCCTGCGAGAAATTTGGCCGCATCTACCGAGAAAACCTGAACAGCGGGGTCCAGCATGGCCCCTCCGAGCGGCTAGAAGTCCATGACCGCGTTCCATGCGTCGGTGCCGACCCGGCGTGCCATGCCGGTGGACTCCATGAGGCGCACGGTCGGGGCGATGAACGGCCGGCGAGGGATTACCACGCTCCTGCCGAAGAACCCCACGGCCGGGTTCCCCAGCTGGGGGAAGTTCTTCGCCCGGATCGTGACCGGCCCGAACTCGTGGACCGGCCCGTAAACCAGGGTGGTCCCGACAGCGCACCTTGCGACACCGGGGCCCATGCTGCGGGCGGTGGTGCAGTGGATCGAGTCGGCGAGGCGTCCGGTGATCCGTGACGGGGGCTGTCCCGGTACGGACGGGGTGCGGGTTCCCGGCGGGTGGGTGGTCGCCGAGAGCGTCACCATGATCTGGACCTGCGCGGCCTGCCCGAGCGCCGCGCATGCTGCTACCGGGGCTTCGGTTTCGGCTTTGGCCCGGATGACCCGGAGCCTGTCCGCTACCTGCCGGGCCGCGTTCGAGCTCATCGCTGCCCCCCCGAACTCCTCCGCTCGGCCCGCTCGCCTTCAACGCGGCGGCGGATGTTCATCAGATCCCAGCAGTACCGGCGGACGTAGAGCGGGGCGTTCTGGAAGTCATCCCAGGACCAGCGCATTTCCCGCATGAGCTCGTAATCGGCGACCTCGGCGGGAACCTCGGTGCCGCCCCACGTGCCGTCGTAAATGCTCTCGGCGGGGGCTAGGACGTCTTCGAAGTACCATCCTCCGGGCTCGGCTGCGGAGGGTCCATGACGCCGGTCACCTGGTTCATCAGGTCCATGAGGATCGCCTGCGGGAGTATCCCTACGCTCTCGGCGGTCGCGGGGAGCGGCAGGAGGCGGGGCTCGGTTTCCTCGTCGTGGATGAGTTCCCCGGTCTCCTGGTCGGCCTTGACGGGGACGGTGGGGTCCCAGACGCGCCAGCCGATGACGAGGCGGGCGATCAGCCCGCAGACGCGCTTGATCCTTTCCTCGCCGCTTTCCGTGTCGCTGCCGGCGGCCAGTGAGGTGAACTCGGTGCCGGGCATCGTCTTCGGGTTGCGGATGATGACGTGGCAGGTGTCGCCTTCCTCCACGAGCTCGTCGTAGCGGCGGGTGATGACGGCATTGCGGTAGCCCACGGGCTGCGTGTCTCCTTCGATGCGACCGGTAAGTTACCGATCAGTAGGCAGATGTGAGGAAATTGGACAAACTGACAGATACGACCCCGCCATCGGTCGCGTTGGCGATACCGGACAGCGCCTGGGTCAGCTGCGCGTACACACTTCCGAGGTCCGTCTCGCCCGTTGTGTAGCCGGACTGGCTCATGGTGATCGCCAGGACCGCGCCGCCCGACGTGACCGGCTGGGTAAGTGTGTGCACCGTCGGGAGCTGCGAGTACAGCTTGAACAGGTTCCGGTCGGTATCGTTCTCAAAGATCGCTTTGTACGTTCCGTCAGATTCGAGCGCCCCGGCGAACAGCTCGCGCGGCCCCTGAGTCCCGTCCGACGAGTCGATGACCTCCACCGGCCGCTTGAACGTGAAGTCCATCGTCAGCCCGCGCGTGGACGCCGCCCCGCCGTTGGTCACGGTCCACGCCCAGCCCACGATCGGCTGCACCGCGGACGCCGCATAGGCAAACGTCGACTCGACAGCCGACGGGTACCCGGAGAACTTCGGGCTCATCGTGATGAAACCCTTGGGGTCGATCTTGATCCCCAGCTCACTGGCGACGCACCCGGCCCAGCCGAGCTGGTCAGTGCCGTCATCGCTCGTGAACGAGTACGTCGGCCACACGGTGGAGAACGTCCGCGACTGCTTGAAGACATGCGTCGACTGGGAGACCACGGCCCCGCCCGCAGCAGTGTGCGCGAACTTGGTGCTGTTGCCGCCCGACCCGCCGCCGACTGTCACCGGGGCCGTGTACGGGCCGGAACCGGTAACCGTGCCGACCTTCACCCACTCGAGGTTCGCCCCGGCAGTGTCGCTGACCTGGATGACCGTGTTGGAGGCCACCGAGGCGGTGAGGGACAGGGTGGTGGCGTTCACGGCGGAGTTCGCGGCCAGGGTCGTGGTCACCCCTGCGGCTACCGTGTCGGGGCCGATGATGGCCCGCAGCCAGTGCCCGATCAGGTCCGCGTAGGCGTTGGTCTCGATGTCGACCGTGGAGTATGAGGGGCCCTGGTTGAGGCCCTGGAGAACACTGTCGTTGGCCCGCATCGACTCGTCCCGCAGCGGGGCGATGATGTCGAGGTACTTGACGGTCGAGAACGGGACCGAGATCCCCGGAACCTGGTACGTGTACTGCACCGACTCCTTGACGAGCCCGAACTTGGCGAGGCGGGAAAGGTAGGTCATTCGCCGGTCTCCTTGCTGGCCGTGGCCTTCTTGCCCTGGGTCTTCGCGGGCTGCGTGCTGTCCGTGGGAGGCGTCTCGCCGTTCCCGCTGCCGTCCGTGGCGGCGTGGGCTTCCGTGGCCGCAGCGTCGCTCTCCGGGGCGTCAAGCCATGTGCAGCCCGTGGGCAGGCCGTGGACCTTGACGTCATGGGCCGGCCAGTCGAACTCCTCGAACGGGCCGACCCGGATACCGAGGTCGTTGACCGTCCGCACATCCCCGGTGTCGTTGCGGAATCTGGACATGCGGATGCCTCCCGGTGGCGGGGCTACGGTGGTGGGATGACTGCGGAGGGAATCGGCGAGCGGCTGCCCGAGCACGGGCGCGGCGAGGTCTTTATTGCCTGGACCGACGAAGGCCCGCGCATCGCCACGACCGGACGCTCGGTGCTGATCACGGTTCCGCTGCTGGCGCTGGTCGAGGCCGGGGACTCGCCATGGGCGGAGCTACGCGAAACCGGGGTGCCAGGGGACGGCGACCCGTTCGGCTGGCGGGGCGCGGCGCTCCGCATTGAGGCGGACGGACGGACGCTCGTCTACCGGATCGCCGAATACCTGCCCGTGCACCGCTGCTACGCCGCTGATCTCCAAGACGAAACGGGCGCGGCCGGGATCACGGCCTAGCCGTTTACCTCGTTGTCGTCGGCGTAGTAGACGAGGGTTCCGCGTAGTTCCTTGTCCTGCGGGATCGTCACCCACGGCGGTTCCATTGACCAGTGCGGGCCCGGGAACCTCGGGGCTTCCCCGGCGGACAGGAACCGGCCGCCGTGGGTTTTGTCGCCGAGCGGGCCGCGTACCCGCTGTATCAGCAGGTCGCTGGCGTTCTTCATCGCCTGCTGCTCGCCCTCGGCGACCGGGGATGATGTCTGCCGGATCGGCCAGTGCCACTCAAGGGTGATCTGGTAGTGCGGCATGATCCGCTGGCTTGAGGTCCGCTCGTCGTCGAGGTTCAGTGACATGACGTAGATCGTTGTCTGCTGGGTTGCGGGGGTTCGGGTCCAGAAGGCCTGGATGTTGTCCCACGGGCCGCCGTCGGCGGTCAGCAGGGCCGGCAGGGCGTCGGCCGTGGTGAGCCATGCCGTCTCGCGGGTCTCTACTGTGGAGATGCCGGTGTAGGCAGGCACTCGTCACCCCCGGTAGCGGGATACTGGCAGGCATGGAAATGAGCGAGATCAGGCCGGAGCAGGTACCGGCAACCTTGATGCGGCCCGCGATGGATGCCGGACAGCCACCCGATGCCCCGTCGTCGGCGTCGAGTACGACCGTGACCGTCAACCGCGAGGACCTGGCCGCCGTCTACGGGTACGCACGGCACTTCGACGTGGACAGCGACCCGGCGATGAAGCGGGTAAGCGAGGCACTGGCGTGACCGGCGACATGACCGCATGGCTTCGCGCGCAGGTTGAGGCGGACAAGGCGGCGGCAGAACTAGCGGCACGCGAGGGCTCCCAGTGGAAGCAGGACGACCCTCAGCACTACCCGGGCGCGATCTCAAGCCTCGGGGGGCCGGTCGTTTACGATGAGGGCGCTCCGGATGAGCATCAGGCCGCCCACATCGTCATCCATGACCCGCGTGACAAGATCGCGGACTGCGACGCGAAACTCCGGCTGCTCGACGAGTACGAGGCTCGCGAGAACGACGTGGTTCTCATGCTCGGGCCGGAATGCGAACGGCAGCGGCAATGGTCGGGGCTTCGGCTCGCGGTGCGCCTGCTCGCTTCCGGTTACCGGCACCGTGACGGATGGCAGGAAGGGTGGTCGGCATGAGCGATGACCTCGTGGCGTTCATCGGGGCGCGGCTCGACGAGGACGAGGCAGCGGCGAACGCCGCGACGATCGGGCCATGGGCAGTCGGCCGGGAAGACGGCGACGGAGGCTGGCACATCCTGCGCGGGATTGGCATAGTCGCCGGCCCTGGCCACGAGGGCGGCGGAGTCTGGGGGCGCCCGGATGCCGACCACATCGCCCGCTACGACCCGGCGCGCGCGCTCCGCGAAGTCGCGGCCAAGCGGCGGGTCCTCGAACGGCACCGCCCTGTAGGCGGGACCCCAAGTTACCGGGCCCAAGCATGCGCGGGCTGCGGGACAGAGGGTTACTGCGACGATCCGGTGACGGAGAAGATGAGCGACTGCCCGGAGCTTCGCGACATGGCCGCGATCTGGGACGCACACCCGGACTACAGGCAGGCATGGAAGCCGTGGACATGACCGCGACGCTTGCGCCCCATCACATCCCCGGATACCGGACCATCCCCGAGTACCGGCCCGGTGAGCCGCTGGCGATCTGCGAGGACTTCGGCACCCCGCTCTGGCCGGTGCTGTGGAACTACTGGCGGCACGGGTCGTACGGCTACCGGATTACCGCACACGGCCCTGATGGGGAAGAACTGCCGGTGACGTTCGAATCGGCCGGGCCGGTGACCGTGATCAACTGGTACGCCCGGCGGAAGCCCCGCCTTCGTCTCGGCGAGTACCACAGGAGACAGCGGGCGCGAGTAAAGAGGAGGAAGCGATGAGGGACGTACATCCGCTCTACATGGACGGCCCGCTAAAGGGCGGCGATTTCAAGGTGGCCGCCGCGCTTCTGGGGCCCGGCCTGGTCTTCGCGGACCTGCCGGGCGGGACTCAGGTCAGGTACCAGTTCCACAGGTTCGGGCTGCTCGGCCGGATCGTCTGGGTGGGCGCGGTAGGGCCGTACGAGTCGATCCCCGAAGCGGACCTGTTCGACATGCTCGTCAGCGACCGCGCCAAGCAGGCAAGCGAAGAGATGATGGCGCAGTGGACGACATGATCGAGCCAATCGGGCCGTACGTCCACACGCTCGGTGCCACATGGGGCCCGGCATTCACCATCCGCAAGCTGCTGCCAGCATGGGAGCCGCCGTGGCCTCCGATGAGAGGCCCCGCTGTCGGACAGTCATGCCCGACATGCACGTTCAAGCGGGTGCCCCGCGTGCTGCCGCCTGTCTTCCCGCTGCCGCCGTTCGACTTCGACCTGGAACCGCCCCGCTCGCCGTGGCGGCCGGAGACCTACGCCGTTCCGCCGATGCCCTACCCGCCGTTCCCGCTGTCCAGCATCATCTAGCGAAGGATTGAACCGTGAGCACGAAACTGCCCGAGCGTCACGCGACGCTGGAAATCGAGAACCCGCTAGCCGTCTGCGGCCACTGCCGGTTCACCGTGACATTGAGGGGCGAGTGGTCGGTTGAGGACGGCAGGCTCGTCTTCCGGGCCGACGCAGACCCGCAGCCGGGACGCGGCCCGGACTTGGACGGCTGCGGCGAATCCGATCCGGCGATCGAGTTCGATCACGTCACCGCAGGCGGCAAGGAACTGAGTCCCGAGCAGGTGGCGGTACTCCAGGGCTGGTTAGGACCCGCCCGGCTAAGCCTTCCGGTATTTCGCCGCTTTCTTCCGCTTGACGGCCCGCATCGCGTGCCCGTTCCGCCCCGCGGCCTTGAACGCCTTCGCTTTCGCGTGCACCGGGAACGGGTTCCTCGTCCCGATCCCCTTGTACGCCGCCGGCTTCGGTGCTTTCCACGGTCGCGCCGCCTTGACCCGCCGTGCTTTCAGCGCCCGTTTCAGGTGGGCGCCGAACACCCGCCGGGTAACCGCCGCCTTATGAGCCCGGAACACTTTCGAGTGCCCGGCGCCCCGGTGGGAACGGAACCGCACCTTCTTGTTCCGCCGCGCCCGCCGTGCCCGTGCCACGGTCAGGACCGCTGGTAGTTCGCGAGGATCATCAGCGCATCCGTATACAGCTTGTCCGGGTTGTGGTCGGTGGTCCCCGGGTTAAGTTCCCCGATCGCCAGCCACGCGCACACCAGCTTGCATGCCCGCACAAGATCAGCGGGGATCGCCACCGTGTACCCGCCCGAATAGGTGACCGCGATCCGCGACCCGATAGGCACGAGGGTGCCGATCTGGAACCACAGGTGACCCAGGTTGTCCGGACCGTTCAGGACCTGCGACTGGCTGAGCGTCTCCGTGCCCGCATACGACCGGACCACTGTGACCGACACGCCCGAGTACGCCCACAGGTCCGGGTAGCGGGGCGGGAACTGCGACACCCAGCAGTGCCGCACAAGGTCGTTGCCGCCCATCGCCAGAGCCTGCGACCACCCGACAGTACCCTGGATCGGCATCGGCATGCTCGCACCCGGCGGGTACTCATCCGGGTCGATCCCGTCCGCTCTTGTTGTTTCGGTGACCGTGAACGGGGCAAGGCGCCGGTTCCCCGCCTCGCCCTCGCAGATGCGGGTGGCCTCGATGGTGAGATCGGATTTGGCCTGGTCTGAAAAGTCTTTCACCAGGTCGCCGAAGGCTGACTCGGTGAAGGCCGCCACGGAGCATAGGGGGATGGGGCTGTCTGCCACGTCGGCCCCCGTTCGCGTCAGGCAGGGCGGGTAACGGGGGAACTGGGGGCGTCAGGCTTCCGGGGCGTCCTTGGCCTTGGCGCGGCCGTTACGGGCAGCCTTGACGGTCTCCGGCTTGACGTCACCCTCGGCGGCAGGATCGCCGTCCGGGTCGCCGCCGCCACCGTCGTCCTCGGAACCATCCGGGCCGGCGGCGCCGCCTTCCCCCGGCTCCTGCGAGCCCTCGCCCTCGGTGACTGTCGCGACCGGTCCCGGTTCGGTGATCTCCCCGGACGGCCCCGGCTCGGTGATGGCCTCCGGCTGCTCAGGCTCGGGGACCTCGGAGAACCCGCCGCCACGGATGCCCAGCAGTTCGGCACCGAACTCCGGCGGGACCTCGATCACCGAGCCGTCATCCGGCCACTCGTACGGGACACGCTGCCAGTTGACGGTAGTGCCGCCGGACTCTTTACGGACCCACATGGGCGGTCTCCTTCGTCTAGGTCATGCGATTCGAGCCGCCTTGGCCGCAGCGCGCTTGGCACGCATCCACTCGCGGCCCTGCTCGCGCTTGCAAATCCGGCACACCCGCCCGCCCGTTGACGGGATGATGTACAGGTTGTCGCCCGAATACGGGTGGTTCTGCGGGCAGTGGGTCTCGGTGCCGTGAAGGACGCCCGGGTTATGCTCCGCCACCCAACGGCGTGCGGTTTCCGCGCGGCACTCGCGGCATTCCCGGCCGCCGTTCGGCGCCCAGTACGTGTTCTCGGGCGTGTACTCGTGATTCTGCGGGCAGTGGGTGATGAGCGCCGCACCCCGGCGGATGTTCTCTATGCCCGTTACCGGCTCAAGATCACGGATGGCGTTGACGCACCGCCGATGCAAGTCGGTCTTGCCGCCAGCACATCCCGAACTCCTGGTGTGACACAGGTGGTCCAGTTCAAGGCCGTCCGGGATCGGGCCGATGAAGTGCTCGTAAGCCACGCGGTGCGCGAGGCGGTTCGCGCCGTCGATGTAGAAGGCTCCGTAGCCGTCTTTCTTGATGTGGCCGGTCCAGCGCCAGCAGCCGTCCGGCTGTATCTCCACTTTGCTCATGAACAGCGCGAGCGTACGATCGTCCATGTCGGTCTGCCCAATCAGATCGATGATGTCCGTTCCGGGGGGTGTTCTAGCACCCTCCGGAACCTTATGCGAACAGTCTAGCGGATCAGTGCGTGAAGTCTCCGGCTGACCCGCCAGACTGAAACGGACAACTAGACCGCTACCGCCACACGGTACGCACGTCCGACAAACTTGGGCGTTCGCACCGCCAAGCACGTATCCCCCATTATGGCGAATGGCATGCTATCCGGGGACGAAGTGGTTGGAAACACATCTAGCGGAAGCGCCTCGCGAACGAACGGCCGGACGATGTTGCCCGGGTCGCGGGACATCAGGTAGATGTTCTCCTGACCGGCTCCCGGCGGCAGCATGGCCGCGTTGGTGCTGTAGTACTGCACCGGGAGGATGCTCGGAACGATGGGGCCGCTGGCCTGCGGGACGAGCGCAGTGCCGGTGTCGACGATCTGGGTGGCGAGGATCGGCGTCACCTGGTCGGACGCGAGCCCGACCGTGGAGTCGACGTAGCCCAAGAAGGTTTCGGACCCGGGGACCCCGTTCGCCGGCGACCGGTACACCTTGTACAGCTGCGGGCCGAGCCCGTCCTGCCCGCCCGGCTGGGAGAACGACAGGGTGACCGTGTTGGTCGACGTGCTGCCGCCGGTGGCCTGCGACACCTCCACCGAGGGCAGGATCTCGCCCTGCCGGGCGATGACGGCCGACACCACGTACCGGTAGGTGGTCGACGCCGGGAGGGTGCCCCCGGTCGTGGCGGTCGCCGCCGTGACCGTGCCCATCTGGTACCCCAGCGTGCTGAGGAACGACGACGGCACGAGCGGGATGTTCTTGTACGTGGCCACGACCAGGCCGGCGGCGATCTCCACGCTGTTGTACCGCTGCTGCGCGGTCAGGAGCTGCGCGATCCGCGCCTCTGAGCTGACCGACATGACGTACATCCACCCCGGGTTGTACACCACCTCGGCGGCGTTCCCCGACACCAGCACCGCGAGCTCGTCGAGCGTCGACAGGGACAGCGACCGGCCCGCGTAGTCGATCGTGTTCTGCGTCCCGCCCGTGAACTGCTGGATCTGGGTGTCGAGCCCGTCGAACTGGGGCTGAGCCTGGTTCAGGGTCGACGCCGCGTTGCCCCACCCGCAGAACGTCTCGATGTCCCAGTAGTAGCCCTTGATGGCCCCGTTGATTTCAGTGGCACGCAGGTCAACGAGGTCGGTGGTGACCGCCTGCGCGTACCCGGTGACACTGCCGACGGCCTGGATGTGGGCCATCGTGAAGCTGCCCTGCTGGTAGGTGCTGGTGGAGACGGTGCGGGCGCCGCCGTCGGGCACCGCCCCGCCGGACACGACCACCGTGCGGGTGTTGAAGAAGTACTGGGTGCTGTTCGTCTTCTTCGTCGGGATCGCCCGGCACCACGGCGCGAACCGGCGCTGGTACTCCACCAGCGTCGGATCGATGAGCTTCGGGACGAACGGACTGGCGCCCGCGGCGGTAAGCGCCTCGCGGATCTCGGACATGAGGTCTCCTCTGGGAAAGCGGAAGGCCCCGCACACGGCGGGGCCTTCGGTGGTCAGCGGGAGGCCATTTCTGCCCTTCGAGCACCAGCGGTCGGCTGGCGGCCAGGATGGTTAAGCGGGCTGAACAGGTGAAGCGGGAAGCGGATTTAGCGGCGGCCGGCGTGGGAGCCGAACGCGGCACCGGCCAGCGCGGCCAGTTCCTCATTGCTCGCCGTCGAGAGCTTCGCGTTGACACCGGGGGCGTCGGCGAGGGCCTCGAGCTGGGCGATGCCCTTGCGCTGAACCCCGCCGCCCTCGGCGCGTGCCTGCCGGAGCGGGATCATGCGCTCCTCGAGCATCTCGGCGACGAGCTGCTCGTCGGTCTTGACGGCGGACAGGCCCTCGGCTGTGGCCGCCGTGGCGAACTGGGCGTCGACGACCGCCTGAAGGCGGGCGCGGCGCTGGTCGTCGGTCTCGGCGACCGTGGCGGGGGCGGGCTTGGCGGTCTCGGTCGCGGTCTTCGCGGCGGCGGCCTCCTCGGCTGCCCTGCGGGCCCGCTTCTCCTGCTTCGCGGTGGCCTTCGCCTCATCGCGGGCGCCGAGAATGCCGGCGACCGCCTCAGCGAGAGCCTTGGGGTCGATTCCCGGCGCGGTTTCCGCCGCCGGGGTGGCAGGCTCCGTCATGGAACCCTCCGTTTCCGTTGTCGCGGCGGCCGGACCGGCTGCCTGGTCTTCTGTTTCCTGCTCGCCCTCGGCCGCGGACTCGCCCGCGTCGCCGTTCGGGTCGCTGTTGGCGCCGACGCCGGGCACGTCGACGTCGCCGTCCATGTCCGGGTCCAGCGCCGCCAGTGCCTTGCACGCGGCGTCGGCGGCGGCACGGAGGATGACGTCGAGGTCTTCGGGGTCCACGCTGTACGAGGACAGGCAGATGTCGACCGGGCCGTTAGATGCGCGGACGGACCACGAGCCCGCGCACGACGGGATGCCCATGTGCTCGGCCAGTGCCTCGCCGACCTGCACCGGGGCGTCGAACGTCCACCCGGCGGACTCGGCGGACACGGTGACGCCGAACTTCTTCGCCGCCGCCATGACCCTGCTCTTGACCCGCTTGAGCTGAGTCGACGAGTACTTGACCGCATTGGACTTCTGTGCTAGGTAGCCGAGCGCGGCCTTGACGTGGGCCTTCGTGTCGACGGGGTACCGCTTCTTCTTGTCCGCCTGGTAGCCGGGGTCGGCATAGGGGACATCCCCGAACGGCTTGTCGCCGTTGCCGGGGGCGTTGCCGCCTTCCGCGACCTGCGCGCAGGTGGCGCATGTCCCGTTTTCAAGGACGTGAGGCGGCGGCGCGAGCATCTCCGCCAGCCCCTCGGGCACGCCTTGCTGCCCGGGTGCCGTTTCCTCGGTGATGGTCACGCTCGCCTCCGCGCTCTCAGTGATCGCGACTCGTTCAGTCGTCTCGGTCGCGCCGCCATTCGCCCAGGCGAAGGTCTTGATCTCCGCACCGGCCACTCCGGGCGAACGGGTGAAATCAACGCCGTCGAGAACGACCCCGTCAGCGGTCTCCACCATCTCGCCTGAAGGGCCGCGCTCCTTGCGGACCTTGCCGAGCCAGTAGCCGCGAATCGAGACGTTCTTCAGGTGCGCCGGCTTGCCGTCCGACGTGTCGGCGAGCCAGGCGATGTCCCACCCGGCCGGGGTATCCACGATCCCGGCCGTGAAGTCCATCTCGCCGCGCTCGTTAAGGGACGCACCCGACATCGAGGCTGCGATCAACTGGGAGTTGTCATCGGCCCCGTGGAAGGTCAGCATGACCATCGGCTTGTCGCCGGATTTGATCCGCTCCTGCGCCTTGCGGACCGCTTCGGCGACATGCTCCGGCTTGTACCAGCGCTTGTTAGCGGACACGCCCGGCCGGAGGGCGGTGCCCGTGATGGTGGCAATCGTCTTAGCCACGGCACCTCCCCTTCCCGGCATGTATCCGGGCATAGATTCGGGTATGATTTGAAGCATGGAACAGGACGAGAAGGTTCGCGAGAATCGCCTCCGCCGCATGGCCGCTCGGCGCGGACTCCGGCTAGTCAAATCGCCGCAGCGAGACACGCGCGGCTTGGACTACGGCCGGTACCGCATGGAGGCAGCCGGTGGATCGCCAGCGGCGACACCGGCACCCGGGCGGCACTATTTCTTGGCTGACATGGACGAGGTCGAGCGCTACCTGACCGCGCCGCGATGAAGCGCTCCCCGGCGGTGGCGTGGCAGGAGTTCCGCGATCGGGTAGCCGAGCTTGGCGGTCAAGTGATCGAGCCGGAGTGGCTCGGGGTCAACACGCCGCACCGCGTCACGTGCGAGGTGGGACACGAAGTGACGCCGATGCCCGCCCGGCTAAGGCGCGGCGGCGGTCTCTGTCGGGCGTGCGCGGGCAAGGACCCGAAGACCGCATGGCTGGCATTCCAGCAGCGGGTCACCGAGGCTGGCGGGGTCGTCGTCGAAGGCGGATGGCTTGGATGTCAGACTCCGCACCGGATCATCTGCAAGGACGGTCACGAGTCATCTCCGCGACCGAATGACGTCCAGTCGCGAGGCGGCATCTGCCGCACCTGCGCCGGAAACGACACCTCCACAGCAGAGCGGACGTTCCGCGAGCGGATCGCCGAAGTCGCCGGCTTTGTCACTGAACCATCATGGCTCGGCGCAAAGATTCCGCACCGTGTCATCTGCGCGAACGGTCACCAGTGCCGCCCGCGTCCGAGCGACGTCAACAAGGGGCACGGCGTCTGCCTGACCTGTGCAGGCAAGGATCCTGCCGTAACTGAGCAGGCATTCTGCGAGGGCATCGCCGCGCTCGGAGGCCGAGTGGTCGAACCCGCATGGCTCGGAGCCCGGAAGTTGCACCGGATCATCTGCGCCAACGGCCACACCACAATGGCCCATCCGATCACGGTCACGCGAGGCGGCAGCCCGTGCGCGGTCTGCGCCGGGCGCGGACCCGAACAGGTGTGGCAGGCGTTCAAAGATCGCGTCTCCGCGCTTGGGGGGCTCGTCATCGAACCCCGGTGGCTTGGCAGTGATGTTCCGCACCGCGTCATCTGCAAGGCCGGCCACCTGTGCATTCCCCGCCCCGGACCCGTGGGCGGGGGGCAGGGAATCTGCCGGTACTGCACACACAGCGAATGGGACATCTTCTACGTCGTGGCGAACGACGATGCCAACCGGGTGAAGTTCGGCATCACCACAAACGATCCGAGGCAGCGACTCGCGGAGCACAAGAGGCGCGGGTACGCCCGGATCATCAGGACGATGACCGGCCTTCCGGATGCGGCCACCCTTGAGAGGGTCGTTCAATCCGGCTTGCGGGATGGCGGACTCTCGCCCGTCTGGGGTCGCGAGTATTACGACATCGCCGCGTTGCCGGTGATCCTTGACATCGCCGACAACTGGCCCGGAGTCGGCGGCGTGAAAGCGGCCTAGTTGTACCCGATGGTGAGGCCCACGCTGCTCGCGCCCTGAACGACCGTGATGCCGACCGCGGCGGGGAGGTTGATGGTGAGCTGCGTGCCGACAGCGGTCGTCGCGGGGATGACCGCCAGGATGGTGCCGGTGCCGGTACTGGCACTGTCGTAGATGGTGGTGGCCGTCGAGGTGCCGGCGGCGGTGACCACGACGATCATCAGGCGGCCCCCGGCCGCCTTGACGACGGTGGTGGACGCTGCGTTGCCGGCGATCGCGGCGGTCGCCTCGGCGACGGTGGAGTTGCCGTGGTCGTCGAAGTTCGCGTGCCAAAGGACGGGTGAACGCTGCGGCATGGTTCGGCCCCTTTCCGGGGTTCAGGCGGACGGTCCGTTACCGGCCGTAGAGGAAAATGGATGTGCCGGTGACGGTGCCGCCCGTGCAGGTCCACGACACGCGGCCCCAGGACGGCAGGACCAGGTAGGAGGAGGCGGAACCGCCGTGGATGCCGGCATACACGGGGGCGGCGGACCCGGGGGCCGAGAGGGTGGCGGTCTTCATGACCTGCGCGTACATGTTCCCGGCGTCGTCGAACAAGTCGAGCTGTACCACCAGCGCGGGCGTGCTGGTGATGGCACCGACGTTCACGAACAGCGCCACGTCCTGTATGTCGCGGAGGTCGATGGAGGCGGCGAAGTCGAGCGGGGGCACGTCCTGGCCCGGCGGGAAGCCTTGCCATCCGCCGGAGTTCCCGGACCCGGCGATGGTGGTTCCGAGGCCGGAGGGGGCGAGGGTCCACAGGACGCGGGAGCGGGGGTAGAGGTTGGACACGGGGCGTTCCTCCTGTTCGGGTTGTCAGGACAGGAGGTAGGCGGCGAATGCGCCGAAGGGGAGCGTCATGCCTGCGGAAGGGACCGGCTGGCAGCGGCATCTCGAATGCTGACTTCCGGGGTAGTCCGCGATGCTGTACGGGCTGTTGTCCTCGCAAGCGCCGCAAACGGTACAAACCCTGCCATCGCCCGCCGTGACAAAATCCAGCAGCTCAATGCCGCCGAGCGCCGCGTAAGCAGCGGCGGCAGCCGCACTGACCGCCGCCGTCATGGCATAGTTCGCGAACACGGCCACCGACCGGCCTGCGGCGAGAACCTTCGACGCAGCCTTGAGTATCGCTTCAGCGGACAAGCCCGCGATCGCCCCGGCGGCCAGTGTCCGGGCGAGGTCGGTGACAGCCCCGGCGAGGATCTTCGCGAGCCACCCGTTAACCGTTCCCGGGTCGGGGGCGGTCCTGCCGTCGCGGGCGGCTTTCTCCCAGGCGAACGCCAGGTAGCCCGCTTCTGCGGCGGACACGGCGAGCGCCGCAGCGGTTCCCTCGCCCGCCGCGGCGGTGAGCGCGGCGGTGAGCACGGCGAGCAGGAGACTGTAATCAGGCTGGTCGTTGACGCCGGCGAGGAACCCGGAAGCCATCGACCGGGCAAGGGCGAGGATCTCGGCCTTGTGCCGCTTAGCGGCTTCGGGCGAGTCGGAGTCGGTTCCTGCGGCGGGCCCGTCGTCGTTCATGAGGGCGTGGCGGCGGAACGCGGTCACGAGGGCGGCGAGGTCGAGCCCGGCTGTGGTCTTCCGCCATGCGGCGCGGGCTTTCCGCTCGTGCTTGGCGTAGAGGGCGTCCTGCCGGCCGAAGACGTCCGCCCAGATGCCTTGCAGGTTGCCCAGGTCGATCGCGGGGGCGGCCTCGGCTACCGGCGGCGGGGTACTGTCTCCGTCGTCGTCGCAGTTCGAGCACGGCGACCCGTCAGGGGGGCAGTGCAGGCACGGCAGCGGAGGGAGCGGCACCGGACAGCCTCCGTAGCGGTCAGACCTCGAACCAGTCGTCGGCCAGCAGGTCCGTCTGAGACGCCACCCACGGCACGAACTCGTCGTCGGCGGTCTTCATCATCAGGTACGGCCGGAAGACGCACACGGTGCCCTGCGGGATGCCGGTCGCGGTCGCGGTGTTCGCGTTGATCCCGATCCCGTCCGGGTAGCCGGCCTGGTAGGCGACGAACATGCCGGTGCCGTTCCAGCCGTGCCGGGCAACCTGCCTGCCGTTCTTGAGGGCAGCTAGTGCCTGACCGAAGTCCATGCTTGCGGTTCCTTCGCTTTCGTCGTCGATATCGCAGATGCACTCATTCACCGGGCGCAGCGGGTTAAGACAGTCAGGGCAGACGCGGGACATAAGTCCTCCGTGCGCTCCGGCTTGATGAACACCGTCCGCGCCTCAGCCCACGCAATGGAGTCCTGCCCGAACTCGGCCGCCAGGGTGGCCAGGTCGATCTTCAGGCCGTTCGCGTTACCGGCGGGCAACTCAAGGCAGATGCAGGCGTTCTGGTACGGCGCGCACCCGATGCTCAGCCACTCGCCGTGGACCTGGCTTGCGTGGTGGACGACCGTGCGGCGGAACTCCACCCAGAACTCATGCCAGCGGGCCTGTGGCAGTTTGTCGTCGCTGTTGCCGATCGACACGTAGACGGCGATTGGGTCGGTCACGCTTGCGGCTCCCGGCCGGTACCGGCGCGCTCCGTGATGGCCGTGCGCAACCGGTCGCCCGCGCGGCTTAGCGCCTGGTCGGCGTCCGGGTTTCGGTCGGCGAGACCAGACAGGAAACCGGACGCGATCTCGCTGCCGTCCGCGTGCGCGGTCACCGCGTCGCCCCGCATGACCATCTTGAAGTCAGGACCAGCCGGCCCCAGCGGCGCGCGCAGTGACCGGGCTTCGGCTGCTCGGGAACGAACCAGTCACCCCAGCCGGTGAACCAGCCTGCGGGCATCGGCTACTCCTCGTCGTCATCCCCCGGTGCCGGGGTGAACTCGGTGTAGGTGCGGGTTCGCGCAACCCACCCGTCTCTGACGGGGAGCACGTAGCCGAACTCCGACATGACCGCGCCGTGCTTGAGCTTGACTTCGATGCCGGCCGACTGGCAGGCGTTCAGGGCTTCGGCGACAGCACCTAGCAGGCGCTCGGCGTCGGGGGGCGGAGCCGCGATCACGACCCCCTGGCATGGCAGGATCGGGTCATGAAAGCCGCAGACATCACCGACGACGCGTTTCTCGACGCCATCCGAACTGTCCACTGCGACCGGTGGGGCAGTAACCCGCAGTGGATCGGGGCGTCCATCTGGGACATCGCCGCCGTGCTCGACGGCCACCCGGAATGGATCGGAGGCCCGGGAGCGACGGACGGGTCGGTGCAGGTCCCCGAGAAGGTCGTCAGGGCCAAGGCCAAGAAACTCATCAAGCGCGGGCTCATTGACGGATGCGCCAGCGATAACTGCCGGGGAGACTTCGAGATCATGCCGGATGGCGTGCGCGCCGAACGCTACGCAAACGGGACGCTCAGCGCGGGAACGCCTCACGAGCAGCGCCCTTTGGTTGCCGTGAGCAACACGGAAACGCAGTGGGCATCCACCGTGCAGCGATCGCCGTTCGCCTGATGGCGAGGCGGGTCAACTGCCGTCCCTGACGTGCTCGACGACCGGGCGCGGCGGCAGCACGCGGCCGAGCACGACCCAGGCGATGGACTTCGCTTCGCCGATGCCCAGCGCGCCCCGGACGGGGAACCCCGGCACCTCCGGGCACTCCGCGTCGCACCAGTCGCCGTGCCGGGTGTAGGTGACGACGAGCGGCGGAACGGCAGGGTCGTGGCTGCCGGCGGGCGGCGAGGCGTGCGCCCATACCGGGGTCAGCGAACCGGGCGGAGGCTTTTCTGGTACCAGCGGCCCCCCGCACGTAATGCAGGCGATCACGAGATGATCTTGGAGACGAACGGCATTGCCCCGGCGGCGGTCAGTCCCCGGTTCGGCAGCGTCTCCGGCTCCCACGCCGGCTCAGTGCCCGGCAATTCGTACGGCTCTTCGGGCGGCGGCTCGCTCATGCAGTGCCCCCTCGTCCGTCAGGCGGCCTTGTCGCGGTCTCGCTCGGCGCTGGCCATGACTTCCCAGTCCCCGTGATCGGCGTCGACCTTGCCGGTATACGCCCACACCCAGCCCTGGCCTTCGGCCTGTGCGGCGAGTACCCGGTGGTGGCCGTCCGCGATGATCAGCTTCGCTCCGCCGGGTGTTTTCACCAGGACAACGGGCTTCATCTGCTCCCGTTTAGCGGCCCGCTTGCGGAGCTTGGCGCGCATCCGTTTCAGCTGGCCGGGCTCTTTCGACGCGTCCCACTCGGCCTTGTCGGAGAAGTCGATCTTCGACAGCGGCACCTTCGACGGGCCCGCCCATGCGGCTTTCCTGGCCCATTTCGTTGCGGCGGGGCTGAAGTTCTTCGCGAGCATCGCGGCAACACCCGACGCGGCGTCTTCGTACAGTGCCTGCTCGGCTGCCCGGTAGGCACGGAGTGCTTCCCGCACCCCGGCCCTGCCTCGTGCCAGTGACTCAGGGGCGGGCGGCCCCTGCGGCGGCTGGCCGGGCACCTGGCCGGGAACGGCCGGAGCGACAGCGGGACCGGCCTTGGACGCAACCATGGCTTTCGACATGGCGTTCATGTCCGACCACAGCACCAGGTTCTGCCGGTCGACCAGGACCGCGTCGTCTCCGCCCTCAACCGGCGGCTCGTTGATGTCGGCCGCGTACCGGTTCCGGGTCCACGTGCCGTTCCTCAGCCTCGTGTCGCGGATCTGCTCCACCAGCATCGAGTCACGGTAGTCGACCTCGCGGAACTTGCTGTGCCACCCCTGGATCCCGAAACCCTCAACGGCGATGTGGAAGTTCAGCTTCTCAAGGACCAGCTCGCCGACCGGGTTGCAGGTATTCAGCATGAACGCCCGGTGCTGCGCGTCCCCGGTGCCTCCCCCGAGGTTCCCCGACTCGATGATGCCCGCTTCGGCCGGGGGGACACCGCACCCGGCGACGATCTCGTCACGCGCGTCCCGCTTCGCCGCCAGGACATCCGCGAGCTTCCCGGCCGCGTACTCGGTCGCCTTCCCGCCGCCCTTGGAGATCAGCGGGGCGCCCACGTTCTTCGTCCCGAGGTTCCGCGACCGGTACCGGTTATCGAACCGGGTCACCTCATCATCAGAGGTGCCGACAGGCAGGTCGACGTGAAGATTGGCGGGGAGCCCCTTGCGGAGCATCTCCTTCTCCAAAGCGGACGCGTACAGCCATGCGGCCATCGGCTGCAGCATCGCCTGCGCCGGGCCTACCCCGTTGACACCGGGGCGGGCACTGTCAAGGCTGATGTGGATGACCTCACGGGACTCGAACTCCGCGGTCTGCCCCAGGTCGGTCTGCTGCACCCACCCGGTTACCATCCCGTGCTCGTCCGCACGCGGGTAGGTGGTGGGCACGTCAAGGTTGTACAGGGCCACCGGGGTCGGCCCGTCCCACGCCACCTCGAGCAGGGCGTCACCGAACACGATCAGGGCGGCGATCGCGTTCCGGAGTATCTGCCGGATGTCCTGGGTGGGGTTCGCGAACGCGTAGAACCGTTCCAGTGCCACCACGGCCGGGGGCTTGTCCGGGGCTTTGTCGCCTTCCCCGGTGTCAGCGTCCCAGTCGGTGTACAGGCCGCCGGCGGTGATCGTGCGGGCAATGACCTGAACGCACACCCACGCCCACGGGACCGTTATGTAACAATCGTAAAGTTCCTCGAGCATCGACTTGCGGTCAGTGCCCGCTGATGAGCCGATCGACTGGATATGCTCGTCTATCCCGCCCTGCGGAATGCCCGGCACAAATCCCACGCGTGCCGGAAGCGCCCGCTGCGGCCCTGCCGCTATCGCCGCGGCTTGCTTCTTCTTCTCCGCCACGTCCCCGGACCGGCGGAACGCGGGAGGAAGCCAGCCGGGCAGCGGCATTGAGCCTCCCCCGGTCTCAGGTCACGCCCACGGCGGGCGCTGCGTGTTCCCCGCGCGGGGATCGCGGTCGGGGTCAAGGCCGTCACGGTCGTTATGGCGGTACGCGAACTGGCCGCGCTGCTCGAGTTGCTCGGCGACGAGAGGTTCGGGTTGCGGGTCCGTATCAGGCCAGGATGGGCCGGTGCCGAGGTTCAGCAGCATGTACCTGAGAGCGTCGACGGCATGGTCCGGGGCGGCCGGGTCGCTGTCTTCAACGTTGCCCCGGCGGGCGTACGGGAGGTTGCCGATTTCGTGGATCAGGTTGGTGCAGGTCGAGAAGACGTGCATCTTCGGGCAGGTTTCCCAGCCGAGCGCGCGGTGATGGGGGCACGCCGGGGCTTCCGCCAAGTAGCTGTGGATGCGCTGCAACCCGGTCACTCGTGACCCCGGGCCCTTTCCGGCAGCTATGACGTGCAGGCCGTTCTCTGACCAGATCTCGCTGATCGGGCGGGCCTCTCCCCGCGTGGCAAAAACGGCGTCGTCTGCGTACCGGGCGATAATCCGCTCATCGGGAGCCTCTGCCGCCAACGCGCTCTGTGCTTGCTCGGACTCGCCTACCTGTGTTTCGTATATCTCCCGGTATACCCAAATACGGCCATCTTCGTCAGAACTACCCCAAAGGCAACTCCAGGGCGCGGCATGGCCCCAATCGATGCCGTTGTACCTCTTCCAACTGGCAGGCAGCGTTATCGGGTCAATAACGTGGCGGTCGTGCCGCCACTGCCTGAAGATCTGGCCGCTGAACTGTCCCCAGTCCCCATCCCGCATGGCCGCGCGGCGGGCTGGGTCGGCAATCGAGTCGAGGCGGCGGAAGTACGCCTCATCAAGATGAGGGTTATCTGTCGCTTTTGCCGGAATAAACCGGACCGTTAGCCCTTGGTCGTTAGTGACGACTTTGCGACCGTGCCCGGTCGGCTCCACATAGCGGTTGCGGACTTCGCCATGGGAAGGGCCGCCCGGGTTCGAGGTCGAACGTATGCCGATGACCGGCACGCCATGCGCCGAGCGCAGCCGCTCAAGCGCGATCACGTCGATAATTCCCGGGGCCAGCAAGGTCCGCTCATCGCAGAAGACGGCTTGGTAAGCGCCGCCCTGCCGGCGGGACGCGTCCTCAAGGGTCTCCATGTACCGCAGGCGGATAACCGACCCGTTCGGGAAGGTGACCTCTTTCTCGGTCTTGTTCCAGTGCCCGCCGAGAGCCGCACCCCAGCCGAACCGCTGGAACTCCGGATAGATCGACTCGGCCAGTTCGTCGTACGACCGGCGGAGGATCAGGACCCGGATACCGGGATGCTTAACGCACAGTTTCAGAGACTCGGCCACAATTGCGGCGGTTTTTCCGCCACCGGCCGCGCCGCCATACAAAATGTCGTCTTCGGTCGCGGCGTGAAATTGCTCTTGCGGACACTTCCCGCAAGACGCCGGAATTACCGCGTCTTCGCGCTTACGCGCCTCCTGCCGTGGCAGACAGATCGGTTCGTACCCGAGCACCTCGAACGCGTCCACGTTCGCCAGGCGCTCGGCCTCGCGGCGGTCGCGCTCTAGGCGAAGGCTTTTCAGTTCCTCAAGCTTGGCCGCCTTGAGTTCGGCCAGCGAGCAAGCCAAAGAAGCCCCCGGTTACCCTTCGTGCCCGGCCGGGACTTCCGCCGGGAGCTCGCCCATCTCCGCCTTCAGCATCCGTATCTCCGCGTCGATCGCGTCGATCGTCAGGTGCTCGAACCGGGCGGGTGCCTCGTACCCGATGATCTTCGCCCGCCGTTCGAGGAGCCCGCGGATTTCCCGGATCGCGGCCAGCAGAGGCCCGTCGTCGAGGATGTCCTCGTACTCCGGGATGGGCTGGTTGTCGCTGTCGCGGAGTACCTCACCGGTATCCGGGTCGCGCTGGAAACCGGTCTGCTTGCCGACTACGCGGCCTTGCGAGACGGTGACGTGCTCGCGTTCCATCACGGCCCACGCCTGCTCGATGAGCCGGTCGAGGCGCTCCAGGTCGAGGCGGCGGGCTTCCTCCACTTGCTCGTACGGGATGTCCGCGTAGGCGCGCATGACAGCCTCGTACGCCTTGCCCCGGGACGCGTAGCCCATCTCGCCGGCGATCTGGTCGAACGTGCGGCCCTTGGCCCGGAGGGTCGCGGCTTCGGCGTCGCGCTTAGCGGTGCTCGGCGTGCGCGTGAACTTGCCCTTGCCGTCGCGTGTTCCCTCGGTCATGACGTTCCCCCGGTCTTGCTGCTTGCGAGTGACCGGGGCGTGCTTATCGGCCAGGGTGAGGGATCGTGACTTTCCCCTGTTCAGCGCCCCGGACCCTGGGAACGCGACTATCCGCCCGTAACGCCGTTAACACGATCAGTTCGGGCGAGTGCCCGCGTGAGCTTCCATGCGTGCCGCCCGGCCTCGGCAGGGTCAGGGTGCCCGTGCTCGCAGCACAGCGCCGGCCTGTCCCCGGACGTGATGAGCGCCCAGTGCCTGCCGTCGGCCCCGGCCCCGGTTACGGTTGCGGTCATGCGGCCTGCGCCTCGCCTTGCAGGCTGCCCTTCACCCGTGCCGCCGCCTCAAGCGCGGCGAGGTCGTTCCAGTCGTAGGCGGGCCACCTGCCGAGCAGCCCGAGCGGTTCGACCTTCCGGCCGATCATCTGCCCGCTGCGCTGGATCCACGTCCGTACCGTGGACGCCGAAAGGCCCGTCTGGCGGGCGAACTTGGTGGGCGTTACGAGGTCGGACGGGTCGAGGGTCGGCCGCGGCGCCATCGCACCCCCGTGAAAGCAGAATGCCCGCAGGCACCTTCCGGCGTCTGCGGGCACACGTGTGTTCAGGGCGTAGCGTCTCACGGCATCGGCCGCAAAAGCAAGACGGCCAGCGCTCGGGCGTGTCGCGCTTGCGTACCGCTCGGTAACGATGCTTTAGCGGCCTGCATGGTGGCGTCAAACCATCTCCCCATGAGCAGCAGGTAGTCGTCCCCGATGTACGCCTGAGGGCAGGCGGTGCACTTCACGACCGCCTCCCACCCGCCCGCCGCGGCTTCCCGCTGGACGAGGGTGAGGCTGTTGCAGTTGTCGCCGTCGCAGCGGAGGGGGACGCGGCGGCGTTTCAGGGACAGGCCGAGCATGCCGCGTGCCCGCCGGTTGAGGTCGAGGAACTCGAGTCCGGCGTCTGCGCCGTCGCGTGCCCGGTTCTCCCACGCGTCGCCTGAGCTGTCGATGACGATGACGCAGCCGGGCTTGAGCTCGGCGAGGCGTTTCGATCCGGGGACGGGGCGGCGCTTGTCTTCCGGTTCGAGGGACAGGAGCGTCGGGAGGTATCCGGTGCGGTCCTGGTCCTGGCCGCCGAGCAGCAGGCAGGCGCGGCCGAGCGCGGCACTGTCGCGTACCCGGCCGGGAGGTTCGGAGAGGCGGGCGGCGGCGCGGACCTGGTCTTCCCAGGAGAGGGCGACGAGGATGACGTGCCGCATGAACGCCTCGGTTTCGAGGTCGACGGGCACGGGGGGCTCGTGGCCGCCGCCGGATACGCGTTCCTGCTGCCGGCTGGTTTTCGCGAGCTTCAGGGAGAGTTCGACGTACCGTTCGGGGAGGATGCGGATCGCCGCCCCGATGTGGCCTTCGTCGGTGCGGCAGAACGCTCTCGGCCCGGTTTTGGGGTTGCCCTGGTAGTCGGATTCGGCGCAGGCCCGGCCGCACGCGCAGGACACTCCCCCGGATTCGTCGTCGTCCCACTGGTTGCTGTATTGACTTTCTCCCCGCCCTGAAGGACGGGGATTCTCAGCCCTCGCGGGCCAAGGTTCCTGTTTCACTGACGGTCGCCTTCCTGCGCTACGCGCGGGACGGTCTCACACCATCTCCGCAGGCCAAGACGGCAAGCCCTGCCGCCCGTACATTCACTGCCGCGTTCACGTCCCGGTCGTGGGATGCGCCGCAAGAGGCGCACGTCCAGTCCCGGACGCTGAGCGGCATTTTCGCGGCGATCTTGCCGCACGCCGAGCAGGTCTTGCTGCTCGGGTAGAACCGGTCGACCGCGATCACGGTCCGCCCGTGCCAGTCCGCCTTGTACTCCAGCATCCGGCGGAATTCCGACCAGGATGCGTCGGAGATCGCGCGGGCGAGGGAGTGATTGCGGACCATGTTGCGGACCGACAGGTCCTCGATGATCACCGTTTGGGTTTCGCGGATGATCCTCGTGGACAGCTTGTGGAGGTTGTCTTTGCGCCGGTCCGTGATCCGGGCGTAGACGCGGGCGACTTTCACCCTGGCCTTGTCCCGGTTCTTGCTGCCTTTCTGCTTGCGGGCCATGGCCCTTTGTGCTTTCGCGAGGCGTTCCCGGTCGCGGCGCTCGTGACGGGGGTTGGCGATCTTCTCCCCGGTCGACAGGGTGAGCAGGGTCGTGATCCCGGCGTCGATCCCGACCGCCGAGTCCGTGGCCGGGTACTGCTGAATCGTTTCCTCGACGAGGATGGAGATGTGCCAGCGTCCGGCCGCGTCCCGCGACACGGTGACCGTCGACGGTTCCGCGCCTTCCGGCAGCGGGCGCGACCAGCGGATGTCCAGCGGGGCGGCCATCTTCGCGAGCCTGACCTGCCCGTCCCGGTAGCTGAACCCGGACGTGGTGAACGTCGCCGACG